TTACGAGTATCAATGTCATCAATATTGTCATCCCACCAACGCCACTTATCAAAAGTTTGTCTACCCAAACCACAATACAAGATACTCAAATTACATATATTAAATGTCGTAATATCATGTTTAAATGGATTAGCAGGCGGTAACACATAATCGGGTGGCTGATGAACGGTATTCATAAAACGCGCTGCCCATCTTTTCTCCGACCAATGCACACCCTGATTTAACGTTAGGAACTTGTACAAATCCTTGGGTGTTTTTGAAAGTTCAAAATTAATGTTAGGTTCTATGCCTGGTTGACACGACTTAACATAACACTCGTGAATTCTATTTAACTTCTCTTGATTAAACCAATCAGTTGAAAGATCAATATCATCAAAACAATGAATTCCAAATTCATCTTTAAGACGGGGTGCGAGCTCACTTAAATATTTCCTGAGTTCGGACCTGTCGTAAGATGTTAAGGGTTCTGTTTGTTTCGTTCGTACCGTGAAATTGTTTGTGCTAGACGAATCCAACCAGTCCACATAAAACTCAACAACGTCGGGTTGGATGGCATCAAACTCGATGCTATCGCCCGACTCATTGAATACTAATGATAACTTCATTCTACCTTAAGACTGGCGTGAACGAATCATCTTCAGAATGTCTTGTGCCTTCTGTGTATTTGGTGCAGGTGCATCTTCAGTTACGGTTGCTGCCACTTCAACTGCTGGTTCAACAACTGGTTCAACAACTGGTTCAACAACTGTTTCTACAGGTGCTTCAACAACTGTTTCAGGAACAAGGGTTGTACCAACTGCTGGTACTGCTGGTAATTCAGCTGCTGGTGCTGCTTCAGTGGTTGCTGCTGGTGTTGCTGGTGTTGCATCATCCTGACCTGTTTTTGCCATGCCCTTAGGTGTAAAGTATGAAGCCCAACGTGCTGGGTCATATGGTTCACCTTCAACAGATGCTTCAAACATTTCACGAATAACTTTCTGAACTTCTTCAGTTGGTTTTGGTGGTAAGAAATCTACTAGATTACTAATACCATTTGCTTCGATCGCTGCTAAGTCGTCATCAGTTAAAGCTGTTTCTTTACGTGCCCAGCTTGAAGTTGTGTAGTCTGCGTACCCGCCTTTCATTTGCTTTTGAATACGGAAATCTAATCCTGCGTTACTATCAGTAGGCAAGTTTTCAATTTCTGGATCCATCAAGCTGTTTTTAATTAACGTAAAGATCTGTGGGCTAATCATAAAACGTCGAATTGGGTTCTCAGGTGTTTTACCATTCATTGGGTCCTGACGTACTAAACCTTGGAACAAGTAAGTACGTTTCTTCCAGTATTTGCGACCCATGTCTTCCAATGTAGGATCTTTAAACCAAGTACGAACTTCGTCTAAGATTGCATCTTTCTCGCCATACATTTCCATGCAAGGAACTTGCACGATAACATTGCTTGATGCTGTTGGATCACCTTTGATGCCGTTAAACGGAAATTTAAACATTGCGCGTTCAACCCAAAAGTAAGGGTTGTCTGGGTTACCGTCGTTTAAGAAACGGATAATGGCTGTAGCGCCTTCGTCAATGTTCCAGTGTGGGTATACAGGGCCTTCGCCGTCTGTGTAAGTTTTGTTTTTCTTGTTGTCTTGCGCTGCTAAACGAGCGCGAATATCTGCTAATGAGGCCATAATAGTTTTCTCCTTTGTAATGTCCTAATACTACGCAACCTTCTCGGCGTGTTGTAGCATACGATTATTTATCGTCTTTGAGGTGTAACCAGAAATTTTTATTCTAATTGTCTTGATTACTTGCGTATTATAAGACATCCTAGTAAAAAATGCAACTGATTTATTAGCCAAAATAAAACGGCCGTAGCCGTCTTAAAAACATTAGAGGAATGTTTTATTTTTTAAGTAAGTAATTGGTACGCTGCATTAAAGCACCAAGGTCGTTTTGATTGTCCATTGCCACAAGAGGTGCACCAGCTTCGGTTACTTCTTCCTTATCATCTTCGTTATCGTTTTCTTCTTTGTCGTCTTTTTCCCAAGGTTTCTTCCATTCTTTAGTTTCTTCAGCTTCATCTACTACTTCAGCTTCGTCTACTTCTGTTTCTACTACTTCTTCAATTTCATCAGCTTCTGCCTCAGCTACATACTCTGTGAATGGTTTCATTTCTTTTTCCTTAGTTGATTCTTTTCTTATATATTGATCCAGGTCTTTATTAACGCTGGCATTAAGCTGTGCGTCACTATCCGCATCAAGCTCTTGATTTAATCCTTCTTGCATGTCACCTTTTACTACGTTATACATTTTGGCGATCATTGCTTGATCTTTTTCTTCGTACTGTTCTAAATCTCTGTACATGTCTTCCACGAAACTTTTAACAACTACACGAGCATCGCCCTCTGGGTCGCTTGTTGCAAGTTCATCTAAGCTATCAAACAAGTCATCGTCGCCCAAAATATTATATAGTGCGTCCGACGCGTTCATTGCATCAATACCTACCGGTTGTTCAGTTGACATAAACTTAGCAAGTTCGTCTAATGCTTTCGGAGTGTCTGGAACAGCCCATGTACCTTCTGTAACATCTTCTGCCCAATCTTCAAATTCGTTAATTTCCTTCATGGTGTTTCCTGCTCGTTGTGTTTCGCCTATACCTGCTACTTCTTTTTCCCAATTGTCATCATGCAAGAATCCCATAATCTCATCGATTATTTTCTCTGGGTCCATTTCACGTTGGGTAATTTCCAGTGGCATATTAATCCTACGGGCATAACCTTTAAGTGCATGTACACTAAAACCTTTTATCTTATTATATGTTTCTGGTGCTGTTGGTTTATCTGAAGGCCAATCCATTGTTTCAAACCCGCCACGATCCTGGATGCCTGAGACTTCTGGTCGTGCATTCCATTCCCTATTGCCTGCTTTTTCTTTTTCGCTTGTTTCTTCAGCCATTTGCTGTAAACGTGCTAACAAAGGTAATGCATCTTCAGTGCGTTGGTTAACTGATTTCTCTGTAAACAATGAACGGATAGCATTTGTATCTGTCTCTTGTATTGTAATCTCAGATGGTTCCCAACTTTCTTTATATGTGTTATATCCGCGCTTGCCTGCTATTTGCTTTAAGCCTTTACGCATTGCGTTATAATGTGTACGTCCAGTTTCGACTAAGCCCATTGCTTCTTCGTTACCTTCATAACATTTAGAACGTCTTACAAATCCGCCAAGGGTATTAATGTCTTTAACCATTTCGCAAATGTGTATGCCAAATAAGTCGTATGGATTGCCGCCTTCTGTTACGTGGCGTGCCATTGCTCTAGCACCTGTTAGTTTTGTAAATGGAAGTTTAAAGCGTTCACCATCTGCATTTTCAATAAACAATGCGCTGATGTTGCGGAAGCGTTTATCATCTTCACCAATTATCTTGGAATGTCTAATAATGATTTTTGCTTTTTCTTGAATTTTGTTGTAGCTTGTCTTGGTCGTACCGTAGTACCCTTCAAAAATGTTTCTGAAGCTTTCTGTAATATCTGTGATGTTTGATAAATCGTACTTTAAATCTGATGTGTGTTTTAAGCTAAAACCTAATCTATTGCCACGAGCAAAAGTACTTAAATGTTCAATCAAGTTCTCCCACTTACGTTTAGCATTACTGTCAAGTGATTTACTGGTGTTATCACCGTAGTAGACTTCAAGATTCTCTTCTGCACTTAATAATATTACAACAGGTCCATAGTTACGAGAATCAACAAGGAAATCAAAACTAAACATTTCAATCTCTTCCATGTCTGTCGTTTCTTTACCAGTGGAATCTAGTGTCTTGATCTCTGTATTGTCAAACTTAGTGCCGAGGATATTATATAATTTTTCTGCTACGTTTTCCATGCAAGTATTTACCTAGAAGTTAGAACAGTGCGATGAATGGCATCGGTTCGATAATATCATCACCGTAATCCCGCAGGTTGCTTGCAAGCTCTTTGTGATAATCTTTGAGTACGTGTAACATGCGGATTGTAAGTAACAATGACATAACTAAATCATCATGCTCGCCTGGTTTAGCTGCATAGCTAGTACCATTTGCCACGAAGTGTTTGAACTCTGTTATTAGTGGTTTGCTGCTTATACCCATCTTTTTAGTTTCAACTAAAGTTTTCAACTTGGCACAAGCTGCTATTTTACTTTTATTTGTTGTATTAAATCCCTTGCGATAACGCCTTGTATTACCAGCCTTAGGCATCCTGGGCTCACTTAAAAATACACCATCTATATTCTGTTCGCCATATTCATCCAGGCTAATAAGGGCTGCTTCCCCTAGTGTATTATTTTCTACACTATAATATACCATGTTGCTGTCTTGACATTTTTCAGCCACAGCTTTAATGATATCTACAAATACTCTTATCTGCATAGGTACGGCTGTTTTATTGTGTTTCCACTCTGCTATTTGTTTAGTTGTGTTAGCTTCAAATACTTGTATGGCCGCCGGGTCGCCGCCGGTGCCGAGACTAGGATCCAGTGCCACAGTGTATATCATACCCGGCTTAGGATCAGCGTACCAACGTACCTGCCCTGTTTTACGTATGGGATCTACTCCCTCCATGTCAATTAGTGTCGTTGCTGCAATAAGTGTTTCGTCAAAGATTAAGAATTCGTTTAAGTGTTCACGTCTAAAACGTTCCTCACCGATACGTCCTTTTTCTTCGTCTGCCCACTGTTCGTCACGGTCCGGATGTTCTTTCCAGTCCGCTTGGAATGCCTTAAATCCATTTACTCCAATACCATCTTCTCGCTCATTGCCGAACTCATCTTCTGTTTTGTTTGCGCCTTTCCACAATAATGCAAACTGATCTTCATCACTGTTTGGCGTTGATGTAATAATTGCACTACCACCTGTTGATAGTGTAGGTGAGATTGAAGTCCAAAACTCTTTAGCTATATTAGGTCTTACAAATGCGAATTCGTCTAAGTACAATAGTGTAATAGACATACCACGTCCAGTGTTTTCTGTCGTTGCTTGCGCTACAATACGCGAGCCATTGTCAAACTCCATCGACCCTTTGTTGTACGATGTCACACCCGCTCGGATGTGGTCTGGGCATAGTTCATATGCATAGCGTATACGCTGCATGATTTCTTGCACGCCGCTGTATTTGTGGGCTGCAATAAGGATTGTACTGTCTGGCCTAAACATAGCATACCACAACAGATATCCTGCTGCGGTTGTTGTCTTACCAGTCTGTCTACTTAGTAGGTTAATACTGAATCTGTAGTTCACATAACTGTCTATTAGCCCTTTCTGAAACTCGTACGGATCGTACTTTAACCTACCTTGAATTGGATGTTGGATATAAAAGAAATTAGTAAGGAAGTACATTGGTCCTGTTACAGGATCGGCGCATCTTGCGAAGTCATACAGATGTTCCTCATCATAATGAGTCTTACTATGTGCGCGTTTTATTAATACACCATCTAATGATTTTGACATAATAGTATTTACTCTAAAACAGACACTTAAAGGATAAAAAAGCGGCCCGAAAGCCGCTTTACTTTACTATGTGGGGCGAGTAGCGAATTCGCTAAACCACGGCCGTAACGCCTAACCGTCCTAAGAGGTTATTCTTTATGAACCAATTGATACTATAAATGCACTATGTTCTTCGTTCCATTCTAAACGTTCAACAAAGTTGCCCCAGTACTCAGCATCATCACGTGCCTTTCCTATTGCTGTAAGTGTTGGGCCTGGAACAAACTGACCGTTTTTAACTGTAACACCTTTAGCTACGCCAACTGTGTCAATGTACGGAAACGCAACATTATAAACACCATCTGGTGCATTGGTGCTATAGTCTTCTCGTGTGTTCTCGCCATCCTGGTTATAAATCGCCCACGTCATTGGGATGCCGCCTTCTTCTAATCGTGCAATGCCTTCACTAAGCATTTTTAATTGGTCTAATTCTTTCACTTAATATCCTTTAAAGCCTTGTGTTGGACTAACATTGTTAACTGCGTCTGGTTCTTGACTAGCACTTGTAACATGTTCTTTGTAAGGTATGCCCATCTTCTTAAATGCGTCCCTTACCATCTTTTCTTCTTCGTCTGTGTACGTAACTATCATTGGAAATCTTGTTACAAAACTATATGGATCAATGTCGTCAGTGTTTGATGGTAGGCGCGCCATAATACCCGAGGCGCGATACAAGTCACCGAAGCCGTCCACGGTAAATGATATACCTGGACTAACTGCGGCGTGTGCGTCTAATACTTTGCCACGCTTTGTTTCGGTAACAAAGTCCTTGGCTCTCATTAGCTTTTCTTTTCACCACGTATTTGGAATTCTTTATACAAGTCTAAGAAGTTATCAACGTTTTCATGTTCGTTAACAAAGAAATCTGGCTTGTCATCTTCTGCGACTTCTTCTTTAGTTAGGTCCTTAGGAATAATGTAATCACATGTTTCTTCGTGATCCTTAACTTTATCTGCTGCAAATTCATTGCCACACCATTTACATTCTTTATCGCCGGCATCTTCGGTAACTGCCATTGGGTTATCGCCTGGGTATTCTTTCTTAAACATTTGCTTAGGCTTATTAAGTCCACCGCTTGTGCCATGTGTTACCATATCAACACCAGCTGTTCTTTCGTCTGGAGTGTTAGCATGTTGAATATCACGTTCTGCACCTTCTTCTGTAAAATCAAGTTCCGGGAAGCTGTCTAGTGGATTCTCGCCAAACATTCCGCCATCCCTGTCTTCGCTGTTCTTGCTATACATGTCGTATATTTTTTGTGCCATTTGTTCAAATGCTGTTGCTTCATAAGCTTCAAAATCATCATCTGGGTGATGACCTGGTTCTTGTGAAAATTCGCTATTACTTAATTCTTTATAAATTTCTTCGTATTCGGCCTTTAAAATATCACGATCTTTTTGTGGCACTTCTGGGCTGTTCATAACATCATAAATGTCATGACCGTTAGCAATAGCTAAACCAATGTCCGGTGACAAATATTTTAAATGATCTTCAACTATGCCTTCTTCACCTAGTGCTTGTTCGCCTGGCTCTAATGTTTCTGCGCCACGTTCTGCAACTCTAGTATGAATACGTTCGCCTTGTTCTGCAAAACGATCTTCTACTCTGTCGTGTATACGTTCGCCTGTGGCATCTACTGCGGCTTGTGCTTCTTCTTCTACTTCTAAGCTTCTAGCTTCACCGCGTTTTTCAATTGCAGTAATTCTATCTACTAGATCAGAAAATCTAGGATCTTCATTGCTAGGTTCTGCTGCATCTTCTATTTCATCTTCATGCACGTTGCCGCAATCTGCATTAAGCTCTTCCGGCTCTGCTGCTGGTACTGGTAATTCTGTTTGTACAGGTTCTTCTGCTGGGCCGTCAATAACACCGATCATGTCTTGCATACCAGGCTCGCCCATGTCAACTGGACCTTCTTCGTCTGGTGCTGCATCTATACCATCATATTCGCCGTTGTTCATGCCTGCGTTTGCCATCATTTGTGCTAACTCTTCGCCGGCGTCTGGACCAACTGCTGTTACAGTAGTTGTATCGTTTTCTGGATTTTCCATGTTAGTAGTTTGTGTCATTGTAATATCTTCTGCTAACATTTCATCAAAGTTAATATTGTATTCTTCATAAACTGAGTTGTTAGTAATGTCTGCTGAAATAATATCGCTTAAATGAATTTTAATTGTTTTGCCATCGCAATTACGAATGACTGTGCCGTAATGTCCACTTGGACTACGGTTAACAAACACGCCTCTGCGATTACCTGTTGGGTCTGAACATACATCAGGATCTAATACAACTGGAGTACCACGCTGTAAACGTTTGCGATGTTTTTCGTTTTCACTATCAAAAGTTGAAAACTCTGTATCGTCATCGTCTAAGTCGTCCCAATTTTGGTCACCTAAGGTTGGTGCCCACTCATTAACTTTTTCTTTATCTTCTTCATCTTCAGCGTCTAAGCGATCATCTAGATCTTTATCTTTCTGATTATCGTACGCCCAGTCACCGTCATCGTCGCTTACAGCTTCAGTAACTTCTTCGTCTGTTTCTTCTGATTCTGTAGCAAACTTGTTTTCGTCGTCATCGCCCATGTTGCCCATAAACGCTGCGGCAGTTTCTTCATCATTGAATTCTGTTGTGTCGCCGTCTGTAGTAACTTTAACTCGGTTACCCATCTTCTCGACTTTCGTTTGGCTTTCTTCAACGTCTGGAACAGTATGATCTATCATTTCTGGGTTTTCTAAATGGTGTAGAACATCGTACACGTCGCCGCCACGTCTTTCAATGTCGCCAATTACGCTCATTACATATTCATCGCCGTGTGCTGAAAATAGCTCTGGATATTTTCTGTACATCTGATCTGCTAGTGTAGTTGCTTCTTCACTAACGTAAGGTGTAAGTTTATCTGTAGCTGACTCTAAGTTGTCAAAGGTCTCTAGGATCCTATATAGTTTTAAATCGCTCATTTTAAAATGTCCTTAATTTTTAAACGCTTGACTTTTGTCATTGGGCTATCTTTGCCTGCGTCTGTATCTGTTGAATATTTTGCTGGCGGAGTTGTTTCGCCTGCTATGTCAAAGTCTGTGTTTACTTCGCCTGCGAACTCTCTAGCTGCTGAATCAAAGCTGTCTGCGTATGCATCACTAGCTTCTTTTTGTTCTTTAGTTTGTTCTGGATAGTCTGGAGTTTCTAAACGTGTACCGTCTTCGACACCTTCTACCTCTTTGTTCATGCTATCATTAAAGTCTTTGCAAACTACAACAATCTTAGCTGGGTTTATGCCAGCTACTCTAGCAAGTTCTATAATTTGTTGTGTGCTTCCAGGATAGTTTAATGTAACGTCAAAAATGTTAATTTCTTCGTTTGTTAAACCTGGGAAGCCTAGTGGGTCGCTTTGAATTGGCGTCTTTTTAGGTTTAGTGCAAGTATCTACATCAAACATATCTAGTGCCGCTTTAAGTTTTTCGTAATTTTCCTTAGGAAGTTCACCAGCAACTTTAACACGATAAACGTATTGCTTTGCTGATGCGGTTAAGTATTCATTTAATTTTTTCATTTAGTATATCTCGCAATATTTTTATATATTTATCGATTTAATCCTTTTTGTCTTCGTCTTCTTTTACTTGACGTAAGACTTCAGCTAACAACTCATTACGGTCTAGCTTACGGCCTTCACCGGTTGGAGTATCGTCTGGGTCACCACTAGCTTGATCTAGTTTAGCTTTCTTAAGCTGTAGATCAAGCATCTTTAATTTTTTATTGATTTTTGCTGTTTTTGCTGTAATAGCATGGCCTAAGAATTGACTTGCTGATCCTAGTATTTCACTTGCTACCCTGGCTTCTAGATTCATTCCTAAGTCCATCAAGTCCTGGTAACTTTGAATCGCCATGTCTGCTATGTCGTCCATTTCGCTATCGGCTGCTTCCAGTCCTTTAATAGCTGGCAAAGCACTATCAATCTTTTCTAGATTGTCCATTGCTTCCTGTGTTACTATTTCTGTGGATGGGGTTTCGGTTGGTGCTTCTTCAGTGGGGTTAACTTCTTCATCTACTGGTAAGTCGAATAATTCAGATAGTTTCTTGGTCATGCACGTATTTAGCTGGTGAACCTAGTACGATAGAATTAGGAATTAGCGTTTTTTGCCGCTTTGTGCAAAGATATCATGCTCTGTAATGACTCTAAACACTATGCCTTGCCTCTTAGCCCACTTGCGGGCCATTTCCCACTTAGCCATATTAACAGCTACCGTGGCACGTTGATTTTGATTCATGCCTTCTTTAAGTGCTGACTGACCAGCTGGCTTAATTTCAATAAGCTCTGTCATTATTTTATTAGTTTTAGTTTTATATCTTATAAGAAAATCAGGCACGTATGTAGTCTGCTTGCCTGTTATTGGATGTCTATATGGAATACGTACTGCTTCACTCGCCCATTCTATTACATAATCGTTTGTGTCACAGAAAATACAAAAGTGATTCTCCCATGAACTTCTATAGATTATTTTGCCTTTGCCTATATATTTTGCTGGGTTACGGGGGTGGTATACACCTTGTGAGAACTTAGCTGAGCCTCTACGCATGTTAACTCAATACGTTACGCCCAGCATAATAGTTGGGGCTAATAGGATTCTGCACACCGTATAATGTTGACGGTGAGTTAATAGCATTTAAGTAATATGCCATTGATTTGTTTAGTGTCATTTTATTTGTTACATCTAACGATTCAAGGAGTGTGAGTACATACGTTTCTGTCTCTTGTGCTACTTGATATAATGATTGTGTAAAGTTTAAAGCTGCGCCATCATCTTTCATTATCTTTTTAAAGACACTTAAAACATGATCATATTCGGCGCCTACTGGTGGCGCTAGTGGTTTTTCCCGAACAACTGCCCGAGACACGTTCGCATCACTAAATTGAATATCATTTACTGTATTTGTATCATTAGTTGCCATTGCTTACTCTGCTTTCTTAGGTGCTGCTTTTGCATTTGTACTGCCATTACTAGATGGAGTTGGGAATGACGCCTCACGAGTTATGTTACCCAGTGCGCTTAATCCCGCAGTAGTTCCTGAGGTAAGTAAATCTTCTCCAACTACGTTAACTACATTATCTAGACTGCCGAATGTTCTAGCAGATGCTCCTGCTTTCTGAATTGCTCCAGCAAGATTACCATTCGCTAAGTCTGTACTTATTGCGCCGAAGGTATCTGTTAGCCCGCCTTGTCCATATAAAGAAGCAGTACTACCTGGACCTAGTGCTCCTGGTGTCCTGTCGTATCTAGACGCATCAGCAAACCCATTAACGTTATCACCGTTTGTTCCAACAGTTTCACCGTCTGCATATTTAACTGCTTCGTACTGCAATGTTACATTATGTTCCATAACTCCGCCGGACTCTGCATAGTCATATGTATCGTGACTCCACATTGTGATAACAGGATTGATCAATGTATATAGAACATATCCGCCGCGGTTGAAACCGTAAATTTTTATATCTTTAAAGAATGCTGGCTTTTTACCAAGGCCATCTGGAGTAGTAACCGTCTTACCCCAACCAGAGTCTTGATTTACTCTATTGTCGCTGTAAAGGTCCCTTCCATTATAATCTGTCTTTCCGAACTTGCCAGGTTGTGCTTGAATACCTTGAGTGTAATCATAATTTGAATCAGCAAAGTAATACTGATAGTACTTCGTCCATAAGTCTAATACGTGTCCTTCGC